GCGATCTGCATGGTGTCGGAGATTTTGTTGTTGTTTTGGTTGATCGTCAGGCGCGTGATGCGCATCAGCCAGCCAGAAGTAGCCTTCGGCAAATCGATGCGGCGGGTGCGCTCGTACACGCTGGTGGTCTTGCCGTCGACAGCTTCGCTCAGAACTTGCTGGTAGGCGCCGCCGTCGGTAGCCAATTCGACCTTGTACGCGATGCGGTAGCCATTAATGTTGCCGCCAGAGTCAACAGATTGAAGGGCTGGCCACGCAAAACGCACACGAACAGCGGAAAGCTGAGTGTTGGTTATGGCGCGCACCCAGGGTGTTCCGCTGCGCAATTCTGTGCTGATCGTCGTCTCGTTTTCGACTGAAGGAATTCCACCAATCGAGGTTTGATCAACGGCCCCGGTACGCCACTCCCACTTCACGTTCGGGAAGTTCATGTTGCCTTGAGGATCTTGCAGCGGGGTGTTGTCGAGACAAATATCGCGAGCAGTCGGCGTGCCTTCAAACTCACCCTCGCCAACGGCAATCAGCATCTTGGCAATTGCTACAGAGCGCAGGCTGTCCGGCGCCTCGGTCGGCGTCTTTGGCTTGTCTTCCCCGCCTTTGGAACCGTGAATATCCAGCTTCTGTGCTGCGCCCATGTTTTTCTCCAGGCAATAAAAAACCGCCTCTTGGGCGGTGCGGAGCTACATCCTATTTCTAGGCCTTATCTTCGGAATAAATGGCGGCACTGATGATTGCGCCACCCCATCGCCGCCTACCAGCGCAAAGCGGTACAGGATTGCCGGAGGCGGTGGTATTTCTCGCCGATCCAAATGCGTAAGACGGTTGGTTTTCCGGGGCCGCACTCATCTTCAGGCCACCAGCTTGAGGGCTGAGCATCTGAATAGCGCCACCAATAGCCATTGAGCCGCCGCCCATCCCTACCGCAAGCGCCGTAGCTGCCGACCAGCCAAGCGGGTTCCACCACGCCAACGCAACGATTACCACCCCGATAATGGTTTGTAGCAAGCCTGCTCGTTTTGAGCCGGTAATGACGGGAACGATCCTGATTTCCCCTTTGCCCTGAAAGCAGAGTTCATCCTCGCCGATGTTTTTCTTCCCTCGGAAAACAGCGAACTCCATACCCCTCGACTTGGCGTTAGACAGGAACCTTTCAAAGCCTGGAATTTGTACACAAAGCGCCTTTATCGCTTCTGCCGGGGTACGAATAGAAAGCCTGTACTGTTTTCCAAACTGCCGCAGCATTCCCCCGAGCCGGATCGTTTCCATCGGCGAGTAGTAGATAGCAAGTGCAGCCATAGCTTTTCTCCAGATAATAAAAAACCACCCGGAGGTGGCTTATTTGTTTTCCTTGCCTATTTGGCGCAGGACTTCACTACATCGACGACTCTCTCAAGCGGAGACTGCCAGGTTCTGTAGAAGTGATAGCGGACGCTTGATCCTCCTTTTTTCGGGATCACATCCACCAAGTGCAGTGGGGCCTGAGCATCCGGCGCCAAGATCGTATAGCGGTCACCTGATGTCTGCAGAATCCCGCCAATTCCAGCGCCCAGCACGGTAGTCCCCTGCCAGCCGTCGCGTATGCATTCCGCCACAACTTTCGCTGGCTTACTTGATTGCAGCGATAAGAGCGGGGGGTTGCTACGGGTGTCACCTACACTTGCGCAACCTGCCATCGATACGAGCGCCAATACCCCTACAAAAACTTTCATGTCGTTCCCTCTTTGGTTTGGCGGGACTGTAGCACTGAGGGGGAGATGCAAAAAGCCAGATAGGTTGGCACCTACCAGAGCGACCTATCTCTAGTAGGTCATCGTTTTGAGCTTGTGCACTAGCCAAGCAGCATCTCCACCACAGCTGATGCTGTCGTAAAACATTGTTGAGTCAGCGTAGAAGACGTTGATCTCATTCATAACCGCAGTGATCGCATGAAGCATCTCTTTGACTAGAGCTCTGCTGACACCGCCCAATGGTCGTGCCGCTCGATCGTAGAAATACTGCTGATCCTGATGCGCAATACGCTTGTTACGGTGATCCCTGGCATGCGTTGCTTTTACCAAAGCCTCATCACAGAGGTCTGAGACGCGACCGCGAAGAGTGCCATCTGCAATCAAGTCAGGCAGTGACCGGATGGACAGGTTTTTGTTCCTACCGGTCTGTGCGGGGTCGGTCAGCTTCGACACTCCCAAAAGCACGCTATCCCACAGGGCGTCTTGCACAACCATGAAGAAAAGACCGGCAGTCTCATTCAGCATTTTTACGGTATCTTCGCCCTCACCGAAAAGTTGCGTGTATTGCTCCCATACAAGATGCAACTCGAGAACCTGTTGATTAAGGTGCCAAAACGCTGTTCCAAGCGACTCGCCCATGGTTTCCACATGATGGGCCAGCACTTCTTCACTGCTTCTTGTTGTTGTCACGTCGCCTCCATTCCCGGATCTATAGCGGACAACATACCTCGGACCTGTCCGGGCATCCAGCGTGTATGGAATGCCAGTAACCGAGACGAGGATCTCCGTAGTAGCTTTGTGCCTCCTACAAGGCCATTCGAGGGAATGAACATGGCACAGGTAACCCCAGAGAGTGCAATGCATATTACGAAAGTTGGGAACACGCTTCTGGGCGGAGCTCCTGAATGGAACAACGCCTACGGAATAGGAGCTACCGTACCCGCTTCTGGCATATACCGATGCACAGGTTGCGGTGACGAGATTACTTCCAACAAAGACGACAAATTCCCACCTCAAAACCGGCACCAGCACGTCAACCAGGCGGTTCCCGTGCAGTGGCAGTTGATCGTCAAAACCCAAACAAAAGCGTAAAGGAATTCACCAGTCCTTCGCCTGCAAGCCCAAGGACTGGGATTGCGCCAATTTCGGCGCGTTTATGACCTGGAGGTCAATGTGGCGTCTCAAAACCTTACGATTGAACAGCGAGTTGGGCTTCTTGAACGGGCTCTCACGACAAGCGCTCTAGCCAATATCAACGCTACCGCCTCAGTCATCACCGTTCTACATAAGCTTCCCTCATTTGATTCTGATGCGCTAATTCAGGAGCTGACAGAACTCAAATCTCTCCCTACCGAAGCAGACGCAGAGCAATATGGTGTGCTCATTGATATGCTTATTGCTCGACTGAAGGCTCCGAAAATAGGATCCCGATAAGACGGGGCTTGTCTCCTTCGGAAATGATCATTCGTGGATACTCGCTCGGTTTCAGGATCTTCCTGGCTACCGAGCCTGTGCCTACTTTTTGCTCCGAAGACTTCATAAGTACTCCCCGCGCCCATGCCGCGTCATGTTGGTTGTTTTGCGTCTCTGTGCCTGAGGATCAGGCGCGTCCGGTCGTGCCAGGGCCCGCCGAATACGATAATTTCCGACGGCCTGCCGTACAGGTGGTGCAGCAGGAACGGGCCTGGACCGAACACAACTGAATCCTCACCAGGCAGCGACGGATCGGTGCCGAGGTATATGCCAGCGTGGTTCGGGTGAGCTGTCCGGCCAACCTGCATAACGATCATGTCGCCGCGCTGTGGCCGGTCGACGCGTACGAACCCGGCCGCCTCGTAGTGCTGCTCGTACAGACTGGCGTTCTCCGCGCTCTCCCACCACCCATCGGTGCGCTGGAAGGCTTCGAACTCAAGGCCCCACTCACGTTGATACCAGTCAGCGCAGACCTGCCAGCAGTCCCAGGCGCCGTGCACGAACGGGCGCTTGAGCAGCGGCGTGCTGCCCGTAGGCGTGATCGTCCTTAAATCCCCCTCCGGCCACGACAGAATGTGCCATGGCAAGGCCGTGGCCTCGCACATGGCCAAGTCATGCGGTGACGGCCTGCTGGTGGCGTCCGGGTGCGAGTGAACGATGCCGATCACTTCGCCCATGTCTTCCGCCGTAGCGTAGTCCTCTGGGTCGAGGCGGAACTCTTCGTTAGGCTCCGTGGCGATGTTCCGGCACGGGAAATACTTCTGCTTGCGTCCGATTGCCAGCAGCAGGCCGCAACACTCTTTCGGATACTGGGCAGCCGCGTGCGCCTGGATGGCCGCAATGATGTGCTTACGCATGGTCAGCTCCTGCTCAAAAGCGAAACTGCAGGGAATCCACCGAAATTGAGTTCTTCGTTCTCACCGAAGCGCAACTTGCAGGACGACAGGCAACCCTTGCACTGGTCCAGCGCCGGGTCATCCGTGGGGTTGTCCTCGTCGTCGAACATGGCTGCGCCGGTATATCCGCAGTCCGGCCCCCGGTAACCGTTGGTCATGGCCCAGTGGCAGAAGGTGGTCATCTGCCGGCCGGGCAAACCGTGGTTGTCGATCTCACCCGGGGAAGACAGCTCCCAGACCACCGCCTCGCCGTCTTCGCTGGTTTTCTGGTCGATGTACCAGATTTCCAGCGCTTCCTGAGTCGGGTCTGCGGCTGGGTTGCCGTCAGGGTAGTTCGCCGCGTCCAGGTACTGGGTCAACGTCTCACGGACCGTCAGCTTGAACTTGAGCATGTCTTCGAAGGCCAGGCAAAGCGCAGTGACGCGCCCGTTGACGTTGCCGGCGGCGAATGTCGGCCGTGAGGCGGTGCCGTCGCTGCTCGAAGAAATACCCTCAATCTGCACTGGCCAGGCCGCATACTCCTGGCCCTGCCAGATAATCGACTTGGCGGGTAGATCCTCTTCAGAGCCTTCGTAGGCCAGCAATTCCTCTGGCGTGTGCGGGATAGCGTGACCGTGGAAGCGCAGGTAATCGGCGCCGTATTCGGTACCATCAATTTCGAACAGGCGAATCTCGCCGCCGGGCTCCAGTTTCTGGATGTCCGTGATCAGTGCCATGGTCTGTTATCTCAAGGGTGAAAGGTTTGCTGGAAGGTCGCGGTGATGGCGTAGACCTGGCCGCCTCGGTGCACAGGTTTGTAGCCGTTGCATTTGTAGAGGCCAAGCTCACCTAGGGGCGGCTCCCACAGGAAGCCCTTCGCCCCTTTGTGCCGGTCGAGAAACGCCATGATGTCCTTGATGCGCCCCTTCAAACCGGTGAAGGTCACCGGCCAGGACTGCGACCGGTTGTTGAGGCCATCCTCGACCGACTGCTCGTAGCCATCGCCAAACTGCTTGGAGCGAACGCGGTGGGCTATATCACCCTCCGCGCCCTTCTCCGTCGCCCAGGTGAATCGTTCGATAGCCATCAGCGCCCCTTAATTGCTTTGTTGATGACGCCACCCTGGCCCATGTCTTTGTTGCGCATCTGCTGGTATTTCTGCTCAACGAACGCGGCCAGCTCCTTGCCGAACAGGTCATAGCCGGGAGCATCAGCCGAGGACGAGGCGTTACCCTCGCCATCGATGTGCACCTCGACATTGATCTGCGTACCTCCCGTAGCGCCCCCGCCCATGGCCATAACGCCAAGCTTTCCGCTGGATGTTCGGGTGAGAGGCATGATCGCCTCTGGTCCGGCCTCGCCTGCTATCCCCATGTCACCGTTCGCCATGCCAAACGAGGTTGGCTTACTCACGATGGAATTCGTGAACGCGCCGCCGTCGGCAAACATCTGCACACCGCCCGACCATGCGCCGCCCAAAGCCTGAGGAAAGTAAGTGCTGGAGTAGCCAGCCGAGGACGCGCCGAGGTTCGACGATGTAGCGCCAGCGGAACCGGCAGCCATGCCATTACCGCCGCCAGCAGCGCTACCACCGAAGTAGCTGGCCGCTGCGC